AAGGCAAAGCGAGTGTGACTTATCTTATGCCTGATGGGAGTGAAAGAAACTTTCCTGATGCTTTGAGTAGTGTTATTCGCTTTGAAGTCATCGATGGTACGAAGCGCGACTTTGATGTTTCATATCTTTCGGAAACTGTAAAACATTGCGCGCTTTTACAGGGTGTCGTCACACGTTTTCAGAGAGGCTATCAAGCTTTGAAGGAAATTGATAAGGTCGTTGCGAGTATCGATGATACGAGTGCCGATCTGAACGACGGGATTTGGATTGAAGTTGGAAATGGCGAGCCTAGGGTTACTAATCTTATTGCGGCTATTGTGATGGGATTGGAAGCGAAGGGTCAAACGGTAGACGCGAATAGGAAGAGAGAGATTGGTGAAAAGCTTGCCGCCGATGAAAATCTTCGGAAGGAGACAAGAGAGCGCCCAGCGATCGCAGCGTATCTTGCCACTCTTTCTCGACAAGCGAGTGAAAAGCGAGAAGCGGAAAAGCTCAAGCTCGCTCAAGCGAGCGGCGAAGACGGAACGGAAGGCTTCTAGTTCGGAAGGCTTTTCTACTGAAAATTTTTAACCCTAGCGCAAAATGCTAGGGTTTTTTTTTGGCGGAAAAAGATTGTTCACAGAAAAGAGTGGTTGCAACGCTTTTTGTTCACACAACTAGAGCTAGAGAATTGAACGAGCGTAGCTCGGGGATAACTAGTGCCAGAAAGAGAGAAAACGCTTCTGCGGGCTTCTATGGCCATAAGAAAGGCTATTGACGTTTGGAGCTAGAACGCGTAAAATTTTTGGAATGGCAAAGGGAAGTTAACCCCGGTCTTTCCTTTTTTGCCCGTTCTTTGACAAGAGAATAGCGCTATTTCCTAACGGCCAAAGCTGAAAAGAGCTTGGGGGCTGAAAAAAGCGCGTTAGAAGATGGAAAATAGAAAAAAGGAACCTAACGAAAATGAAAACGAAAAGAGACTATTCAAAATCAAATGCGAAAGCTTTTGATGCCGTAGAAGACATTAAAGGATATTTCGGCGATAGATGGGAGAAAGTATCTCTTCTTATGAGGGATATTCCAAATGTTCAGAGCTTTTCTACTTGGGCCAATTTCGCTGGGATTGAAGGCTATCCTATTGAAGCTTGGTACGATCTGTATTTCGGCCAAGGTTCGTATAGGAAAGCTTTGGCTTTGGAAGGATCGAAACTATGACAACTCTTGTTTATAGGATCGAAACGAAGGACGGGAAAGGCATTTGCGCCGCGACTGGCTCTCCTCTTTGTAATCTCTATTTTAGAAAATGTGGCGATGAGACTGAACATTGTCATTTTTATAGAGATGATAAGAGAGCGAAAGTGCTTTGTGAGAGAGAGAATATGACTTTCGCTTTTCCTAGTATGA